CTAAAAGACTTTGTAAATCGGTTTAATTTTTTTATATTTGAGAACAATTAACCAAGAGGGTCGGAGTTCTTGGGTAATTTAATAGGTTAAATAACCAAAGCCAGTTTTGCACTCCGACGCAGACTGGCTTTTTTATTTTCAAAAAATGGATGACTTATTTAAAATAGAATCACAAGAGCCAATTGAGATGAACCAAGAGGAGTTCTTCGAAAAAACAAAAGCGGTATTGGGCAAAATAATGGAAATTTATTTAAATGCCGAATTTGAAATGTATTTAGAAGAAGATGATTTTCCAGAAGAAATTGTTTGCAAAAATTGCAAAGGATGCGGAAAATTTATTCACAATGACAAAGAAAAAGAATGTTATAAGGACAATGAAGCTGGAGAGTGCTGTCATAAATTTTATGATTATGAAGAAGTGGGAGCTGAAATAGAACTGTATCTTACTGATATATATGATTTACTGTCAGTGGATAAGATTTCAAGTAAAGAATAAGGCGATGAAATACTACTTACACGATTCTAATTCATTCAACGATGAAAAAATCACGGAACTTTATCTTGAATATGGATATGAAGGTCTTGGATTATTCTATACAATTTTGGAAAAACTTGCTTTACAAGAGAAGCCAATTAAGACAAAAGTCCTCAAACATCAATTAAATGTTGGCAAAAAATTAGAGAAAATTTGGGAGTTTATGGAAGAAATTGATTTGATTTCTTCAAATAATGGTGAAACTTTCAACAAACAATTACTAAACTTTAGTAAAAAGTATCAAGTTTCTAAAGAAAAAAACGCAAAACGCATTTTAGAATGGCGTGAAAATCAATCAGTTAGCGAAAATGTAACACGTTCAGAACATGTTCGTAACGCTGATAAAGTAAAAGAAAGTAAAGTAAAGGAAAGTAAAGTAAATATAAGTAAAGTAAGTTTTAGCGAAATGCTTTCGCCACACATTGATTTATTAAATTCTGAATATGAGAATTTTTATTCTTATTGGACTGAACAAAATGACAAAGGAAAAGAAAGATGGCAAGCAGAAAAATATTTTGATATTACAAGAAGGATTAGTACATGGATGAAAAATAATAATAAATTTAGTAATTCAAATAATTACCATACTCAAGAACCAGTCAAAGGTAAGCATCAAAAGAACTTTGAGAATTTATATTCATTAGAACAAAAACTTTTAAAAGAAATAGAAGATGGAACATTCACTAATCCTTTCAGCAGAAAGTAGTTATTTAACTAAAAGAGAAGATTCAATTTATAAAGCATATTTAATGCCAGTGATTAAATCTTTATCAGAAAGTCAGCGAGTTCAAATTGCAATGAAAGTAGTTGCATTAGCCAAAGCCAAATTAGGTTTAAAGGATAGAAATAGAGGCGAAGAGGAAATGGATGTTAAATTAATTTTAAACGACCTTGACTCATTTGGTAACTATTCAGAAGATGATATAATGATTGCGGTTAATAACGGATTAAATGGCGAGTATTTAAATCAAAATGAAACAAGCGTATTTTTTAATTCTTCTATTTTTGTACAATGGATAAAAAAATATTACTACGAAAAAAATGAGGTTTTAAGTAAGGTTGCAAAGGAGAAACAAAAAGAAGAAAAGACTCCAATACCAACTGACCAAGAATTAATGAAACAAGCAATTGACACGGCTAATGAGTATGCGAATCAGATTAGATACTGCGAAAAGAACGATAAGAAGTTTACGTTTATTGCTGGAGGTCTTTCAATTTTATTTGATTACTTGGAGCAGTTTAAGATTCCAACCATATCAAAGGAAGAAAGGTTAGAACTTTGGAATAAATATGCTGGTATTCAGGACATTGAAGAAAGAAAAATGCATTGCAAAACTCAAGGGTATATTAAATTTATCAATTCTTTAGTTACATTTGATTGTCATATCGATAATGATGGAACTATTAAACCAAACGAAAAATGAAAAAATACAGAATATTAGAAAGAAAAAAAATGATTTTAAATATGAATTTAAAATATGTTGAAATTACAAGATATTATGTTGAAGAAGAATATTGGGCAGGTTGGCATGATGTTTCAGCATATAGTAATGGATATTCTACTATTAAAGAGGCACAAGAAAGAATTGCATATTTAGAGTATATTCCAACTGAAAAAGTAATTGGACATTTTGAATTTAAAAAACATTAAAATGAAAAGAAAATTAATTTACGGAACTGCACTGGTATTAATTTGCTATGCTTATTATTGTGCGATTAAAAATAAACAGACAATAGAAAAAAAATCAGTCATTGCAAAAGAATGGGGAATAGTAACTCAAGAGAATATTTATCCTGACACGATTGATTTAAGGTTATATACAAGTCACGGAAGATTAAAATATAATAGCAATGAGAAATAATAAGATAATGAAAAAATATAGAATAATAGAAATTAAAGAACCATATATTATAAAAGTTTCTGAAATAGGTTGTTTACCTTATATGCGTCAAATAGGATACAGAGTGAAGTATAAAATTCAAGAGCTAAAAGAAGTAAAACTTTTTCCTTGGGGTAAAAGAAAACAATGGGTTGATATTGGAAACTATTATGAAAAAATAGAAAACGCTGAATTTGATATTAAATTTTTTCAAACAGAATCAGTTAGGACTATAATCAAAGAATACTAATGAAAAATAAACAAACGCCAATTGATTATATAAAAGATAATTTATTTTATCCAATACAATTTAATCAGTTAAAAAGGGTATTAAATGAAGCAGAACAAATGCACAAAGAGCAGATGATTGAATTTGCTAACAAGGTTTTAGATAATACTGTTGGTGATTATGATGGGGATATTGAATTATTAACACCTCTAGAAGATATTTACAACGAAACTTATGAGAAATAAAACTGCAATGCAAGAATTAATTCATTGGCTAAAAAGCGGATGGAAGGATGAAGATGTTGATACGGTAATAAAAAAAGCCGAGCAATTATTAGAAATGGAGAAAGAGCAGAAAAGAGATTCTTTTAATGAATCAAGGCTTACGAATCCGATGATTGGGTTTAAACACAACAATTTTGAACAATATTACAACGAAACTTATAACGTTAAAGATAATTAACAAATAGCATATAATTTGTAAAATGAGAAACGAACACGAACATAAGCTCCAGGTAGCAATTTGTAAATGGTTGGAATGGACACAAGAATTTTACTATTATGCGATTCCAAACGGAGGCGCAAGGCATAGGTTAGTTGCAATTAAATTAAAGATGGAAGGAGCAAAGGCTGGAGTTGCTGATATGTTTTGGATGGTTTCAAATAAAAAGTGGAAAGGATTATTTGTGGAAGTTAAGATTGACAAAGGAACTCAGCAACCAAATCAAAAAGCATTTGAGCAGATAGCAATTAATCACGGATATTATTATGCGATTGTTAGGTCGATTGAGGATTGCGAAAGTTTAATTCGAAGATTTAAAGCAGATGAGATATGAAATCAATTAATTCATTAAGCGGAGGCAAGACATCGAGTTACCTTGCTTATCATTACCCAGCTGATTATAATCTATTTTCACTTGTTTGCATTGATGATATAAATTCAAGCAACAAGGACAAAAAGTTAATTCAAAAAGTCAATGATAAATTACAAAAGTATTGTTCAGATAAACCCGAATTTATTGCAACTGCTGAAGATGATAAAACTATTAAAGTAATTTTAGATTTAGAGCAATTAATAGGACAAGAAATTATTTGGTTAAGAGGCGATAGTTTTGAGATTGTAAATAAAAAGCACGGCAAAACCGTTCCTAATATGGCTATGAGATATTGCACTACTGATATGAAAATTAAACCAATTGCTGAATGGGTTTATAATAATATTGGTAAAACTGAATGCGGAGATTTTCAACCAGTATTTTCAAATATTGGAATAAGATACGATGAAGAACATAGAGCAAAAATTGGGGATGAAAGAAAATTAAATACAAAAATCGTAATTGGTAAAAGAGGGAGTCAAAATAAATGGGAAAACTTTCATTGGGGAATTGCTAATTATCCATTGGTAAATAATAAAATTCATCACTACCAAATAAGAAAATTTTGGGAAACAAAGCATTTGATTTTTCCTGAAGATTCTAATTGTGTCGGATGTTTTTGGAAAGATGTTCAACAACTAAGAAAAAATTGGGATAATAATAATTCTAAAATGCAATGGTTTGCAGACCAAGAATCAAATTCAAAATATAATTATAAATCGAATATGACTTACGAGCAAATAAAAAAAATAGGATTGCAACAAGACTTTTTCTTTGGAACTGGAAGTGGATGTCAAGCTGGATTTTGTACAGATTAATGAGCGAGAATTATAAAAAGGCTATTGAGTGGATTACAATGAGAATACAACGACCTACGATTCAAGTAGTTATCGAAGGCGCAACGTATCAGGATTTAAATTATAGCCTTGAAATAAACCTTAATCGAATTAAAAATCAAAATGGTTCATCTTACCCAGCATACCGACAAACAAAAAAAATTAAGGATTATTTGGAATTGCACAAACTTTAATGTAAACTTTGCATATGGAAAAGATTAATTATCAAGGAGTTATAAAAGATGATACCGATTGGGTTAATGAGCCTCCGCACTACAAGAGCAAAGGAGGCATTGAATCCATAGATGTCATTGAGTCTTTTGAGTTAGGATTTCATTTGGGCAATGTAGTTAAATACATTCTTCGAGCTGATAAGAAAGGGAACAAGAAGCAAGATTTAGAAAAGGCTCAATGGTATTTGAATCGAGAACTTGAACAGTGGAAAGGTTAATCTATGAAGCCATTGCGGTAGGAATTATCGAGGTGGCTTTTATCGTTTATTTTGTTTTTGAAATAATCAAAAAATCAAAAGAATGACCAGGTCGCAAATCATTGAGGAACTTTATAATTCAAAGGAGATTAAACAAGCCTTAATGAAAATGCACCCAGCAAATTTAAGGGAAGAACTAAAGCAAGAAATGTTCGTTAATCTTTGCTCAATAACTGAAGATAAATTTTGGTCGATTTACAATAACAACGGTAGCAACGGATTGAAGTTTTGGCTTGTTAGATGTATGCTAAATATGATTTATAGTACTGGAATGAATCAACCATTCTTTAGGCATTTCAGAGCCAAGTATGAAAGCATTGATGGATTAGAAGAGTTAGTTCAGATTGAGGATGAATCAAAGGAATACAAAGAAAAGCTATTTAATCGAGTGGAGGTAGCAAGAAAAGAACTATCTTGGTATGAAGATATGCTACTCGACACCTATGTCGAATTAAACTTTAATCAAACTGAGATTTCGAGAAAGACTGGCATTCCTTATATGTCTATTGTCAAAACGATTTCAAATATTAAAAAGAAAATAAGAGATGAAGCCTGACGAGAAAGCCAAAAGTTTATTAACGAATGCACTTTATTTTTGTGGCAATAAAGTATTTGCTTTTGAATTAGCGCTTTATATTTGTTCATTGATTCTTGAGCAAAAACTTAAAGCAGATGACCAAGCATACTGGAGTTTAGTTAAAGACGAAATTTATCAAACAAATAAATGATAACGATAATCGCAGCCGTTTCTTTTGCAGTC